GGGTTTCATATTATAAAAATGTAATCTTGCCACCACTTGATGAATGTGCTTTTATTGAAGATAGGACTCATGGAATAATTCAGGATGACATTTTGCCTTATGATAGTTTTAGTGAAGAAGGATGGGAAAAACACAAACTTTGGATATATCATCCAGAAGGAAACATTAAAAGATCATACCATTTAGATGGTCGTAAAGGAACACGTAAGTATACAAGCGATGATGAGATTAGGGGATATACTGGATGACACTTGGAATTATTGCTAGATCTGATAATACTGGACTAGGAAATCAAACACGGGAGTTAGTTAAAATGCTTAATCCCGACAAAATTTTATTGATTGACTCACAACACTTTAATGGTAATGAACAACATCCAGAATGGTATAAAGATTATAATGTAATAACTACGACAAGAGGGTTTCCAACAAAACCAGAAGTAATAGAATTTTTAAGAGGTATAGACGTAGTCCTAAGTTGTGAAACGTTCTATAGACAAGATTTTTTACATTATACTAAACGAAGAGGCATTAAAACAATCTTACAATATAATTTTGAATTCTTGTTAAATATGTCTGTTCCAGAAGCAGAACTTCCAGATGTCTTACTTGCTCCAAGTTTATGGAATATAGATCAAATTGAAAAAATGGTTGATGGCAGATGTAAAGTAATTCACCTTCCACCTCCGACTGATTCAACCTTGTTTGAAAATGTTAGACAAAACAATATGTCAAAAGATCATAATAGATTATTGCACGTTGGTGGAAAGTTTGCAGCAAAAGATAGAAATGGAACTGAAACTGTTTTGCAAATGCTTAAGTATTCAAAGGCAAGTTATGAGTTAGTAATTACAACACAAAAGTTTCCAGAATTAGATTTAAAAGATTCAAGAGTTACAGTTAATAATAGTAACCCAGAAAATAGAGAAGAACTTTATAATGGGTTTGATGCTATGCTTTTGCCAAGAAGGTATGCTGGTCTGTGTCTTCCAATGAATGAAGCATTGATTAGTGGACTCCCAGTATTTATGACGGACATATCGCCAAACAATTTAATTCTTCCTAAAGAATGGTTAGTAAAATCTGAACACATCAATAGTTTTCAAGCCAAATCGTTAGTAGATGTATATGATGGAAATCCAGAACATTTAGCAGCCATTGTTGATGAGTATATGGATAACAAAGATAAGCGTGAAATGAAAGATTCTGCATTACAAATAGGATTAAATCATTTTGCTAAAAATAATTTAAAGGATAAGTACTTAGACCTTATCGCTCATATGTAGATTTTTCTGAAAAGTTTGTAGTTAAATAATCTAACAAAAACATAAAAGAACTATCTGCGCTAGACAAGTAAGGAATTTGTTCTTGGTCCTGATTATATGAAAGTGCAACTAACCCACCACTTTTGTGAACCTTAACATCTTTTATTGTTTCTCCGCCAATGTTAAATGTATTTCCATACTTTGATCTCCAAAGTGTTGAATAATTTTCTTCAAGAATAGTTATTAGTTTGCTTTTTTTCATTGGCATTGGCACGTGAACTTCATAACTAATAGGGTTTGGTATGTCTCTTCTTTGTAGATAGGCATATGTTTTTCCTAATCTATGTAAATAAGTAGATCTAAGTCCAAGATTATGATACTGATTTATTTGATCTTCAAGTGATCCATTATTGTATATTTTTACTTCATCTATTTTGTTTGTAATATAGAAGTCGTCATTCATTAATATAAAGTCTTCAGGTATTTCTTCAGAGGCACAGGCAGCCCTAAGATTATTAAGTGCATTTTGATACTTATGTTGATCTTGTAATACTGAAATATGATTGCCAACATACCAGTCTGGTTTTCCACCAACTACCCAAATTTTTGGATCATTAGTATTTTTTACAACAGATCTAATTGAGTATCTAAGTTCTTCGTTTTCGCCATCTTTACATATGTATACAAAATTCATACTTAATTATATCAAAACTGATATACTTATGTGAGAAAGGTAAACATGACATCATTAGAAAATAAAATTAAAATATTAGCAGAAGTATACAAAGACTATAGAAATGTTCCAGGAGTAAAAGATTTAAAAATGTATAGCGACATTGCTATGCCACTATGTTGGCTTATCGTTAATGAGTATGCGTCTAAGGATAATGATAAAGGAATTGAACAAATAGAAGATGCTTGGAACAAATTATTAGAGGCTTATCGTACTGCAGACATTGGATTTACTGAATGGGAAGAGATTGACAAACTTGGACCATGTAATCCTGTGATAAATTGGTCTTAATTTTTTTGAAATATTAAAACAACCCTGTCTCCAAAAATTATATTTTTTAATATTTTATAATCTAATGTTTGTATTTTAAAATCTTTTTCAAAACTTAAACTCCAATTTTTTTGATTAAAAATATTTTTTATAAAATCTATACTTAATAGTTTTAAATTTTCAAAAACAAACAGTTTTTCATTTTCATTGTAGTTTATTGTTTCAATTATTATGGTTTTAATTCTTTCAACTGAAGAGATGTACTGCAAAAAGTGCTCCGGATTGTTTAATAAATAAATTAATCCCAGGCAGGACACAACGTCTACATCTAAAAAATATTTTTCAATATCATATTTTTCTATATCTGCTAACACAAAATTAATATTTTTATATTCATTGTTTGCGCTATCTATATATTTTTTATCTATATCAATTCCAATAACACTATTTGCACCATACTTAATAAATTTAGATGTTCCATATCCGTCTAAACATCCTAAGTCTAAAACATTTTTATCAATAAAGAATGTTCTTATTTTATTTTCAAATAAATGCGCCCACCTATTATCAAGATACCTAATGGTATCCATAGAACTATCTTTATTATTTATTTCAACCAATTTACCATTGAATATCTAGTACCATTACTTACGGCATTAACATTATGATGATAGGTAAATCCTGACGGAAAAAGCAGTAATTGGTTTGCCTTTGGTTTAATTGTTACGTCAAACCTTGGAAAAACAATTTCCCCACCATCGTAATTATCATTAAAATAATAGACTAAAGATATTTTTCTAGTATAAAATAATGCATCATCAATATGATCAATAAAATAATTTCCTTCTCCATATTTCATAATTTCATAATCTTCTTTTTGTGACCAAGGAGCCTTGTATGTATGTGTATATTTTTCTATGTAACTTTTAAAATCTCTTTCAAATCTTTCAAACAATCTATCATGATCTTTAATTTCTTGTGAAGGATTTTTATTATCAAAATTTTCATTTTTACGTATGTTTCTTATGTACATAGTATCCATTGCTTTTCTGCCATAGTCTTCAGCAATCTTTTTTTGATCTTTTGCTTGCCAAGACAGTCTTTGATTCATTACCATTTCTTCAACATCTTTTATATATTTTGCACCATCGCCAACATTTTGAAAAGAAATAATTCCAGGTGCATGCTCAGTCCAATTATCACCATCAAAATAGTTTACCATCTTGTCTGTATTAATTACTTCTTGTATGTCATGGGGTAATGCTTTGTTTACCATACTAATCCTTTGTTAGGGCAGGGCACTTTTACATGCCCTGCTTTTAATCAAACTACTTTACAGCCTTTTTAGCAACTTTCTTTTTTGCTGCTTTTTTAACTGGCTTGATATTCTTAAGCGCAACCTCTACATCTTTTGCAACTGCATCAAACTTTCCAAAAGATTTATCCTTTGGATTTGCTGCACGAAGTGCTACTGGAACTAATGCTGCTACAAGTGCTGCCCACATATCTTTAGGATCTGTAATTCCAGCGGTATACAAAGCAATTACGGCTGCAAGAACTGAGCGACCATAACTTGAAAGCATTGCTTTTAGTTGTTCTTTATTCATTTAATCACCTCTTCCATATACTATTATATACCATATTGGTGTATAAAATCTAATAAATATACTTTTTTCGTTTTTTTGAATCTTTTATTATTTTTTTAATTAATATCTTTTTTTTAATATACTGAAAGATCTTCATATTTTCTACTTTTTATTTCTTCTAAAAATTTTAAAGACCATACTTTATGCGTAATAAATCCTGAGTGCCCATCCCTTTTTCTTCTTAAATTAGACATTTTCATTTCATTTGAAGTTAATCTATTTATAGAGTCTCTATACGATTTATCATCAATTTCGATAAAATTATCCAAAGTTGCTTTTTGATAATACTCTGGATCACCTCCCCAACAAGTCCAAATCAATTCAATATTTTGTACTTTACAAAATTCAATAAAAAGCCTCCAGGATACAATTAAATCAATTAAATTTCTTTGATGACTTACTACGTCTAAGTCCCACTTTTGTTCATATCTCCAATAATTTTCTTGTTCATACCAGTTAAAATTTCTATTATTATCTGGAAGAAGAATAAATAAATAATTTGGAGCCCCATATTTTTTAATGTATATCATTGTATTTGTTATTATTTTTTGCCATCCAAATCCAGATTTAGCAATATTAAAATAACCACTCATCTTATTTGTTTTTTCTAATTCTTTGTATGTCATATAAGCCCAACAAGCATCTAAATTTCCACCAACACCTTCAGTTTCTGAACATCCAGCAAATAGTACATGAGTATCTTTGTGTTCTTTTATAAAATTATCACATCTAAAATATTCATCGTTATACAAATATTCTACTGTTCCATCATCTTCACCATTATTTGTTTCAGGTGGTATAAAAGAAAACTTTTTCTCTTCTACTCCATGATGCCAAGTTTTATCAAATTTTTCAAAAAATACATCTAAAACCGCAGATGATTTTGTAAATATATCATCGCTATGAGCAGGCTTTACATTAAATAAAAGTTTTTCAGTTTTAAGTGACACTTTAATTATCCTTTCTAAGGTATATATCGTAAAATCCTAAATTATGAAGTGCAATAGCATCAACTGACCAATTTTTATTTTTGTCAAGGAACTCATTTACCGTTTGAAAAGTTCCATATGGCACATCTTCAATTATACCATCATAGATAAGGTAATCATTAAGGCCAATTATACCTTTAGTTGAAATTAATTTAGAAGAAGCCTCTAAAACATTTTTAGTTATTTCTCTATCATTTGAAATATCTATATAAATATAGTCATATTCAGTGGTTAAAATTGGCAGGATGTCCTTTGCATCCCCTTTTAAAATTGAAACATTGTTATAAATGGAAAACTTTTCAGTAATAAATTTTTCATGTGTCTCTGGAGTATAGTCTAATGTGTGTTTTGTGCTACATTGACATTCTCCAAATTTTCTCCATGACCAACATTTAAGATCTTGGTTATACCAATCAAGCAAGTGTATTGATTTTAAATTTTTTTGTGATGCTACCAATTCTGAATAATATCCCCAGGCGACTCCAAC